GATACTGTGGCTACTACTCGTGATGGCCTGCAGTTACGTACCTCGCTGTACGCTAGTGGTGATGCCAACAAGCAAACAGTTCGTATTGATTTACGTCCCGCATATGGCTCAATGAATCCGTTCTTCGCCGGTCAAGGCCACGGTAATCCTTAATAAGGACCTGTGATCTATTAAAGGGAGCATTGCTCCCTTTATGACTATCTAAACGCCTAATTGAGGAAATCATCATGGCTAAAGCAAAAGCACCTGAAGTTCAGGAAGAAGCAAAAAACCCGTATGAGGAACGCATCGTTTGGAATCGTCCTAGCGGTGAACAAATCATGACCAACAGCTGTCCTGCTACTATCAAAAAAGCAGAGGAATTAGGCTGGGAAAAAGCTGAGTAATAATTCAGCTATATAAATCATCACCGAGGTTAAACAATGGAAAAGGCCGAATCAATAATCAAATCAGCGTTGCAAGAAATTAAAGTTCAGGCCGCTGAAGCTCCCATCGAGCAAGTTGATGCCCAAGACGCTGTTCTGTATATGAACCGCATGATGGCGGCATTTGCTGCTGATGGGGTTAATTTAGGTTATACCAGTGTATCTAACCTCGGTGATGATGTGACTATTCCTGATGGAGCAATTGAAGGAGTTGTTTTTAATCTAGCTGTACGGCTAGGTAATTCCTATGGATTCCCCATAGGACAAATTCTTTTTGCCAATGCTCAACGTGGCGAAAATGTAATGAGACGCATTGCGCTAAATCTAGGCCCAATGTCCTATCCAGACACATTACCGATTGGTTCAGGTAATGAAGATCAATTCAATAGAACCGACAAATTTTATCCGCAAGAAGATACTCCTATTGAATGATGATATTGCTGATACTAATGATTACGTGGAAGTATTCGTTGCTAACGATGCCGGGACCACCGATTTATTGGTTTCGAGCGCTATTTTGAGAGTAAACTAATGCCTGATGTAGATATCCCAATAACGGATGGATTTTACGTATCGGACGCGCTTCCTATTTCTGCGCAAAGATGCATTAACTTCTATCCTAACTTTCCTGAAACTGATTCAGTGACTCAGGCCAACTTGTTCAATACTCCCGGCCTGAGTGAAGCAATCGATTTGACTAACCTTCGGGATATCTGCCGGGGCGCTCACACACTTAGGGATAAGCCTTATGTTATTATTGGCCAGAAATTACACCGCATTGATTTTGATGGCACCACTTTTACCAGCGCTCTCATTGGTACTATTGAAGGAACCGACCGAGTAATTATAGATGATAATGGTGATCAATTAGCCATTGTATCTCCTGATGCAGATAAAACTTATATCTATGATGTAGATTCTGCCTCTCTTGCTGAAGTAACAGATGTTAATTTTGATGGTCCGGCTTCGCATGTAGTTTATATCGATGGATTTTTTGTTTTCGCCAAAAAAGATGGAACTAAATTTTTCAATAGTCCATTGAAAGATGGTCGCGGGTTGCCCGGTGGAGTTGCTTATGATGCCCTTGATTTCTCACAAGCCGAAGCTGATCCAGATGATATAGCTGCGTTAGGGAAGTCAAGATCTCAGTTATATGTTTTTGGGTCTGAAACCACTCAGATATTCCGTAACACCGGCAGATCACCTGCTCCTTTCATTGGTCTATCGGGCGGTGTTGTTGATGTAGGTTGTAAATCACCTCAGACTATTCAACGGGTTAGCGGGGGCCTTATTTTCGTAGGGTCTACTTTTAATGAAACACCTTCTGTTTGGTTATTAATCGGCGGTAATAAAACAAAGATTTCCACTCCAGCACTCGATAACGAATTATCAAAATTAACAGAAGATGAAGTATCTGATCTTTTCAGTTGGTATTACGCTGAATCTGGTCATTTTTTCTATGGAATGTCATTCCCTGACACCACGTATGTTTACGATTTGGTAACTAAAAAATGGCATGAACGCCAATCAGTAGAAAAGGACGGGTCCAGTTTAACGCAATATAGGGTTGCGGCCATGACTGCTGCCTATAATAGGGTGATGGTTGGTGATTTACAAAATGGCCAAGTAGGATTTATTGACGAAGATGTTTATCTTGATTATGGCTTTTTATCCCGGCGTATCGTTACTACTAAAGCTTTTGATAATGGTGGCCATCCTATTTTCCTAGATCAAGTTGAAGCTGTCGTCGAATCCGGCATAGGTTTAACCGAAGATATGACAGTTAGAACTGGTTCTACCTCACTAGGAATTCCTATTACCGCCAAAGGTGGCTCAGATCCTCAAATCACTATGTCATGGTCTGATGATGGCGGACGTACTTTCAAAGGTCTATTGAGTCGTTCAATGGGTAAGATAGGCGAATATATCAGGCGTCCTATATGGAACAGATTAGGAAGATTCCCTCGATCCAGAATCCTTCGATTTGAGGTAGCTAGCCCAACTAAAGTTACTTTAGTTAAAGTGGAGGCCAGAATCAATGGCTGATCCTATTATTGTTCCTGCTTTTGGTCTTCCGGTAGTCGAAGAAGCCGGTATAATCGGTGGCATGGTATCTACTCAAGAGTTTCATAATTGGATGGCTCAGATCACAGAAGCGGTCAACAATACGCCTCCATTAACGGGGTCGGGTACTCCTGAAGGCAATATCATCGCATCTGTTGGTAGATGGTATGTAGATACATCAGCTGCCGTTGGTACCGGAATTTATTTCAAAGAAACCGGTGACGGCGATACTGGTTGGGCACAGAGGTCATAATGCAACCTGATTTTTTAATTGAAGATAATTTTCTAAGTCACTTTGATTCTTTCAGAAGCCATTGTGATGAACTTGATTATAGTGGCATGACTAACGAAAAGGATGATGTATTTTACCCTAATGTGACTGATGAAATACCTGTTCCAGTAAAACATGAGATCATAGATAAGATCGAAGCGTTACTTGGCAGAAATATCAAGGTAAATGCTATGTTCCTCAGGCAGAGTCCAGAAGGGGTTAATGTCCCTCACCCAGCCCATACCGATATTGCTATGGGTCGCTATGGGTTCATGCTTTATATCAATCGTCTTGAAGATTGTCTAGGCGGCACAGCATTCATAGTTCATAAAAGAACCGGTCTTTACAAAAACCCCATAAATGACCTTCAGCAAAAAGTGTGGGACGAAGATCATGCTGACTTAGATGCTTGGCAGATAAACGTTATGTGTGATATGATGCCTAACAGAGCTTTGCTTTTTGATGCAAATTTGATGCATATGGCGATGCCGTCAGGTGGATATGGACAAGGGAATAAAGCTCGTCTGGTGTTAACAGCATTTTTGGATATAGAACAATGATCAGAGAAGGCAAAATCAACGATATTCCATCTATTGTTCGAATGGCCCAAGAATTCTGGAAGCATACAAAATATCCTGATGCTCCTTTTTGCCCTAACATGGTAGCTGGGATGGCTGAACATTGTATTGATAACAATATGATGGCTGTTGTCGAAATTGATGGCAAGGTGTGTGGTTTTTGCTGCGGTATTAAAGGGCCATTACTAGCATCACCTAATTATTTCATCGGAACTGAGATTGCATGGTGGGTAGATGAAGAACACCGATCCGGACGCAATGCTATTGGACTGTTGAAGAAGATGGAAAAACTGGCTAAAGAAGCTGGGTGTATTCAATGGAACATGGTGTTCATGTATTCATCAATGCCTGATTTTGTTGAGGGTATGTATGAAAAAATGGGCTATGAGCCTTACGAAAAATCATATGGTAAGAGGTTAATATAATGGCAGCAGTTACAGCAGCAGTTGTAGGTACGGCAGTGGCGGTGAAATCAGCCCGTGACGCTAAACAGGCCCGTGAAAGCGCTGCCAAGGATCAAGAACGCGCGGCTATCCAATCCGCTAAGCAATTGAAAGAAGCTACTAGATCCGGTGAACGTGATATATTACAAGCCCAAAAGGAAGCAGCCCAACGTATTGCTTTAGGTGCTACCGAAGCTGAATCAAGATTACAACCATTTTTAGAATCAGGTATCCAAGCTCAACAATTAGCCACTGACCAAATTCTCGGTGGCGCTCCTATCTCAGGCGGCATCGCTGATGTTGTTAGGGAAGCAGCTTTGGCCGGGGTTGATCCTCGTATTTTTGCTACTGAAGGAATCCAACCTGAACTAGCTAGGCAAGCTGATTTGGCTGTTAGTGGTATCACACCTGATATTAACCAATCGCTTCTTGCTCTTGGCGGTCAAGGCATTGCGACTGCGGGTGACATCGGTGCTATCCGTTCACGTGGTCTTGAAAGTCTAGCCGATATCGCCGGTGGTACTGGGGCACAACGAGCTTCGTTGTTGGTCGGTACTGGTGGTCAATTACAAGAACTTGGTGGTTCTGCTCGTGAAGCCAGATTACTTGGTGATGTAGCAGGCCAACAATTTAGAACTAGTGCAGCCGAATCATTGGCCGGGTTGGCCGGGAGAATTTTATAATGGCCATTAATCTTGGTAATATAGATTTAAGCAATTTTAGTAACTTGAATATCCCCGCTGCTGACCCTAATGTTCAAACTGCTTTAGGTGCTGTCAGGATAGGAACTCCCGGAACTGATCCCAGTACTCTTAATCCTAAAGATATTGATGCTTTGATTAAGGCTCGTACTCCTGAAGCATTACGTTTGGTGCGCGAAGGGTCTGCAGAGCAATTGCGTCTAGCCGAATTGGCCGGTCAAGCTCAACGGGAACCATTAGAGCAATTTGATGATCTCCGTGCTTTTGAAGAACAAGCCGCTATTTTAGGGCTAAGTGGTCAACCTGCTCAAGAACAGGCCATTTCCGGAATTCCAGTCTCTGATTTTCAACGTGAACTTAATCGCCGTCAATTAGCCCAGCAGCAACGCCAAGCTTTTGCAAGTGGTGATGTATCAGGCGCTTCTCTTTTAGCAGGTCAACAACTGGCGGCAGGGCAGCAAGCCGATATCATCACCAGACGACTTGCGGAACTTGAGCCTTTAGCAGGACAAGCCCGAACAATACGTTCAACACTGTCGGAGCTAGACGAAGCGGCGCGAAACAGGCAAGCCCAGATTCTTGGTGCTCGTGGTACACAGCTTTCCAATATCCGTATTGGTGGTGCTGCTCCCGTTATTTCTGGTATTCAGCAACGTGCTGATATATCCGGTCTTCAAGGAATCGCGGCGGCTAATGAACGTGGCCAATTAACCGAGGCACTGGCTGGGTTAGGTGGTCGATTCTTCCAGTCTCAGCCGGTTCAAAGTGGTATAAACACTGCCGTTAATCTAGGCGGATTTGATCGAGCTGGATTTGGAACCGACGAATTCGGGTTAACTGCTTTCCAAGATCCATTTGCATAAGGAGGCCACATGGTATCCCCAGTAGTAGCACAAGCCATTCTATCACAGAGAGCACCTGATGTTCTTGGTGCTTTTGAACGTGGTCGCGAACAGCAACGCCAATCTGATATTCGCGAATTATCAGGACAGGCTTTCGCTGGCCAAGAAGGCGCTTTGAAAGAATTAGCCGGTATAGAGCCAGCTATTGCCCTTCAAATAGGAGAGTCGATCCGGGCCAAGGACGCGAAGGACATCGACGAATTTATTCGCGATGCCCGTATTGGACAAAATTTGCTCCAGTCTAACCCGCAAGGGTTTATAACTTTCGCTGATCAGCGTATTCAGCAAATTATGGCTCGTGGCGGTGATCCAACTCAAACCCGTCGAATTAGACAATTAGCGATGGTCAATCCGGCTGAGGCCATTAAAGAACTACAATCATTCACGGCAGCAGTTGATGGTAGTAAGCAATTGACTGAAAAGGAAATCGCTGAAACCAAGAAAATTGAAGCTGAAACTGATAAAATAAAAGTGGAGACAGCCCAAGCACGGAAAAAGCTAGAGGGGCTGGCAGAAAAGCCTGATCTCAAATTAAGTGAATTGCGTAATATTCAAAGTGATGTAGAAAAATTGATCGCTGAACCTAAGAAAATTCGCAATGCTGCTGCTCGATTAGAAAAAATCGGTGAGACCAAAACCGCTACTGATCAGTTGGCCGCGATTTTCACTTTCATGAAAGCGCTTGATCCTACGTCAGTGGTACGTGAAGGCGAACAAGAACAGGCCCGTGCTACTGGTGGCATTTCAGATCAGTTAATTGGATTCGTTAATAGAATCCAAGGCGAGGGCGCTCTTCCTCCCGAAGTATTCAATGAAATGACTGCCACTGCTAAAAGAATTGCTAATCAGGCTGTTACTGATAGTAATCGGGAGGTAGTTGGTTTTTTAGATACTTTCGATGAACATTTACCACCTGCCATTCGCCGTAAAACATTGGCAAGATTACCTAAGACATTTGAAAATGGTGACGGCAATAATACCGGCCAAGTACAACAAATAGGACGTTTTCAAGTAAGGACAAAATAATGCCTACATTTGAAATTACAGATCCAGAAAGTGGTAAAATCGTCGAAATTACCGGCGATTCTCCACCCACTGAAGCGGAATTGGAACAAATTTTTGCAGGTGTTCAAAATGGAGTATCTACTACTGCTACTGCCAATGGTGATGGCTCACTTCAAAGTGGTAATCAAGCCGATAGACTTATTTCTGATCCTGTTAATCTTGATCTGGCTCGTAAAGCTGCCTTAGAAGTGATTGCGGGATTCAACCGTGGTGCTCTATCTGTAGCCGATATTCCGGCTGATATTGCTAACGCTGCCCTGCAATTGGCCGGTTCTGATCTTCGTGTACCTACCTTAAGAGGGTCTGCCATTGGTAAAGCAGGTGCTGGAGGAGGATTTGTAAAAGATCCTAATTTACGTCAAGCCTTAGGCCTGCTGGGTGAATTTGTTACTCCCGCCGCCCCGATTGGCGTCGCCGCTAAGACCGGCGCTTCCGGGTCTATTGATGATATTGCTCGATCTTTTACTGCGCAGAGTCCAGCCAAGCAAAAAATCGCCGAAACATTAGCCGCTGATCCTGCCAATAAAAAATTAGCCGAATTCATCCGCGATGAAACTGGTAAAGTAGCTAAAAGTCCCCAGGCAATGGAAACACTACGTCAAGGGTTTGATCGCGGTGTGGTCGCCGCTACCAAGGCTGCTACCAAACGCGATAAGCGTAAAATGCAAGGAATGGTGGATATTCTAAAACGTGGTCGTGAAAACGCGCTGTTTGCTTCTAAGAATCGCCCATCTGATGTTGCTGGCCAAACTTTACTTGAGCGCGTTAATCACATTAAAAAAGTGAATAAGGAAGCAGGCGCTTCTGTCAATAAAGCCGCTCAAGGGCTGAAAGGTAAGACTGCTGATTTTTCACCTGCTGTTGATGATTTCCTTGAGCAACTCGACGGAATGGGCATTACAATCGAGCGAATGGATGATGGAGCACTGAAAGCTGCTTTTGAGGGTTCTGATATTGAAGGCGTTAAAGGTGCCGAAAAAGCTATTAAGAACATCTTGCAACGTGTTAGTAAAGTAGGTGATAAGGCGTTCGAAGGTCACCGCCTGAAGAAATTTATCGATGAACAAGTAACCTTCGGCAAGCAAGTTCGAGGTCTGTCCGGTAAATCTGAGCGTGTTCTAAAGCAATTACGTACTGGCCTAGATAACGTACTTGATGCTAATTTTGCTGACTATGAGAAAGCCAATACTACTTTCTCTGAAACCATCAATGCTCTTGATTCGCTACAGGCATCAGCCGGTACTAAACTTGATTTTTTTGGTCCTAATGCCGATAAAGCTGTTGGTACTTCATTGCGTCGACTACTTAGCAATACGCAATCCCGTGCCAATATGGTCAGTGCCATTGATGAAATTGAAAAAGTAGCCAAGAAAACTGGTGGTAAATTTGAAGATAACATCACAACCCAAGTTCTATTTGCCGATGAACTAGACCGCATGTTCGGTGCTGCTGCTCGTACTTCATTTAAAGGACAAATTGAGCAAGCCGTCCGTACCGGTGCTGAGGTGGCCCAAGGTCAAGGTATTACAGAACGTGCTGTAGGTGCTGCTGGCGAAGCTTTAGAACGCGCCCGTGGTATCAATGAAGACGCTGCTATTAAATCCATCGAAGAACTGTTAAAAACAAGGTAATAACAATGGCTCGATTAATCAATGCTTTCGAACAATTTTTCGATCCTGCTGGTGACCCTCTCATCAGTGGTAAACTGTATTTTTATGAATCAGGTAGTAGTACAGTTCTTAAAAACACATATGCCGATGTTAACGAGACCATCGCTAATTCTAATCCCGTGATTCTGAACGGCGATGGCCGTTGTCCTAATGTTTTTGGCTCTGGTTCTTATCGTGTTATATTGACTGATTCTGATGATGTACAAATTTTATCACGTGATCCTGTTGGCGGCGGTTCTGGACAGACCTTTGGTGCTGATTGGAACAATGACGCTTTTTATGATGTTGCTGATATCGTACGCGACAATGATCTATATTGGGAATCTCAAGTAGTAGATAACCAAGGCAATAACCCATCATCTGATCCCGGTACTAATTGGACTCCTTGGCCACCTAATGTAGGTGATGCTGAGGTATTTGCGTTACAAGCAGAAGCAGCCCGTGACGCGGCAGCCATATCCGAAACCAACGCCGCTGCCAGTGCGTCCGCTGCTTCTACTAGCGAGACCAACGCCGCTGCCAGTGAAACTAATGCTGCTGCCAGTGCGGCGGCGGCTGCTTCTGATGCCGCTGATACTGCCGCCGATGCTGTTGCCACGGCTGCTGATCGCGTTCAAACTGGTCTCGATGTAACAGCAGCTGCTGCCAGTGCTCAGACCGCTGAAGATTGGGCAGAGTCACCCACTGAACCCGGTGGCCCCGGCAGCAAATCCGCGAAAACTTGGGCTGGTGAAGCCGCTGCTAGTGTGGGTGCTACGCAACAAATTGCTTCCGCATCTCGTAACCAAGTACTTAACCAAGACCCTCTGAGTCAGGGAGAAGCTTCTAGGAATGGTGTAGGTATCCTTAGCTATCTAGGTAATGGCACGAGCCAGACTATCCCTACGGGGGTAGATATGTTCAGCGCTGATTTCGGCGGGCTTATTTGGATTAAAGATAGAGATGCGTTGAATAGTCATTTCTTACAAGACTCTGTAAGAAGTAACTTCGACGCTTTTTTATCAAGCGACACTACAGCAGCAGAAGCTCTAGCAGGCGGCACAGGTATCGCAAGCGTAACAGCATCGGGTTTCAATGTAGGCAGTAGCACTGGCTACAATACGAGTGGCCGTGACTACGCCGCTTGGTCCTTCCAAACCACTAAGATTGCTACTGGCCTAACTAACAGAAACAAAGCATACACCTGTCACTACAACCCTGATATGGGATTTAGTATTGTAGGTTATGAGGGTGATGGTGTTGATGGACATGAAATTCCTCACCACTTGGGTAGAACTCCAGATCTTAGTATCCACAAAGAGCGAGACAATGTTAACAATTGGTTCGTGCAAGGTTCTGTCATTGGTGACAGAAGTTCTGGAGATTACCTAAAATTAGATACTACCGATGCTATACTGAACAGTGCCAGCGCTGGGTCTATCGTTTCCGCGTTATCCATAGCTTTAGGTTCTGCAAACATTATCAATAGAGCTTCTGCCGACCATATTTCTTACCACTTCGCCAATACTCCCGGCTTGATTAAAGTAGATAAGTATATTGGTACTGGCGCTGCTGGCAACTATGTCTCCACTGAGTCAGAACCCGGCAAAGGTGATGGATTTAAACCTGCTTGGATCGTAGGTAAGCGTCTTAGTCAGGCAGGTAGTTGGTTTATTGTAGATACAGCTAGAGGAGTCGCTAACGAATTATATGCGAATCTTAACTCTGCTGAATCTGTAGTTACTAGCATCCTTACCGCAGGAGATGGATTCATTGTCAACACTACTGGGGCGGGCTACAACGCTCTCAATGATGAGTACCTATTCCTAGCTATTGCTGAAACTGGTACAGCGGGTAACCGAGTGTTCGCTCAATACGATTACGCCACTGCTGCTAATGAAGTAACTATCAATCAAGATACTCTTATCTCTTTCGCTGAAGGCTTCAATGCTAATGGCGAAGTGAATACTCAGGAGCAAGTTGGTACTGGTGTAACCTTCACTGTTCCAGCAGGTAACGAGAATAAGAAGCTCTATCTCTATAAGGATAAAGCTGGTGCTTATGGAGTCACTGAGTATAGGCCATTAGAGGAACAAGAT